AGAAAAAGAAGTTATAAAACAAGAACATAGTGAAAATTTTATACCAAGTAAAGAATAATTTGACTTTTGAAACAAATTAGTATATACTTATATTATGGCCGTTAAAAAAGAATTAGATCCTTTCATAGAAAAACAGTGGAAAGAATGGCAAGAAGCCAATCCACTTGATAAAATACCAAACATAGATACAGATAAACTAAGAGATGTAGTTGTTAAAGACTTATCTTTTGTGTCTGTTATGAATGTAAAAGAATATACACTGTATCAAAAATGGTGCGAAGTACATCAAAAATATCCTACAATAGAAACAAATAGTTTTTTTGATGATAGGCCAGCACTAGCTGACCCAGAGCAAGGTGCCATCATACAAGAAGTAAAAAACAACTTTTGGAATCCTGAAGATCCAATGGAGTATTTAAATTTAGAACCAGAACTTATTTACACTGATATACAAAACGAAGGTAAAGTAGATTCTGTTACAGGTAAGAAATTACCAGCCATCTGGAATACACTTAGAACATTTTTATCTACAATGAAAAACAATAGTAACATTGGTAGAAATTTATACTTTCTTATAAGAGATAAAAAAACAAAAAAGTATCTAGGTGTTACTTGTATGTCCTCAGACTTTTTAGATTTAACACCAAGAGATAATTATATTGGTTGGGATAGAGAAGCCAAAACACAAAGAATGATTAATCATACTTGTATTGGTAGTACGATTGTTCCTGTACAACCATTAGGTTATAATTTAGTAGGTGGTAAACTGTTAGCACTGTTATGTTTATCCGATACAATTGAGAAAACGTGGGAGAAACAATATGGCGATAAACTAGTAGGAGTTACAACAACATCTTTATATGGTAAAACAAAAACAATACCATTATCACAATACGATAGATTAGATCACTGGAAGAAAATGGGTTGGACAGCAGGTTCAGTATCGTTTGAAACAGAAAGATCAACAAGAAAACTTATACAACAATGGTTAATGAAAAACCATACTAGAAAATACTTTGAATGGTATGTAGCAAAGAAAAAAAGTGGCCAACCACATAAAAGAGACCATAGAAATAGAAGCCACTCATTTACATATAGTCAATTAGGTATAGAAAAGAAACTAATTAAATCAGAACACGCAAGAGGTATTTACTTTAGTGAACTATTTAAGAATACAAAAGAGTATTTAAAAGAAGAAATAAAAGAAGATAAGTTGATAAGAGCATTTGATAACTCAACAGAAGCTTTAACGCATATATGGAAAACAAAATATGCTAAAAAGAGAATTGAATCACTTATAGCACAAGGTAGAGTGTCTAAAGAATCTCATTTCTATGACGATATTATCTATTTAAATTGGGAAGAAACGAAGAAAAAATACCTTTTTCAAGTCGGCCGATAACGGTTCTGTCTTAATTTAGACACAATCTTCCGTAAGTCATTGATTATATTGCCTTTTAATTTTGCTCGGAACTATTGTTTTATTCATATAAAGGTGTTATATTATATGTATGGTTAAAGTTAATAAAGTAAATATAGAATCAAAGTCACAACTAGCAAAATTATTTGCTACAGAAAATTTATCAGTAGAACATAACAATGTAAAAACGGCCTCTTTTGATTTAGAGAATAGAATCGTTACATTACCAATATTCAAAAAACCATCAGGTGACGTTTACGATATGTTAACAGCTCACGAATGTTCACACGCTTTACATACACCTATGAAAGCTTGGTCTAAATTAGAAGATCCAAAATATAGAGCTTACGTTAACGTTATTGAGGATACAAGAATTGACAAATTAATTCAAAAAAAATATCCAGGTATTGTAAGAAATTATGTTAACGCTTTTGAAATTCTAACTAGAGATAATTTCTTTGGTTTAAAAGATAAAAATATAAACACTGATTTAATGTTAATTGATAAAATTAATATGTATTATAAGTCATCTAAAAAATTACAATTTAAATTTACTAAAGAAGAACAAACGTGGGTAGATAAAATTGACAACATCAAAACATTTACAGATGTATTAAAAATTGCTAAACAGTTATATGGTCACCAAGAAAAACAATTAGAACAATTATCTAAATTACCAGATTTTGACAATCACCCATTAGCTAAGAATTACAAACTAGATAAAAATGGTAAAAAAATTCAAGTACAAAATTCAGAAAAAGACAATGGTAATAATTTTGAATCTTCATTACCTGAACCTAAAGATAATGAAAACAAAGACTCAAAAGACTCAAATGTTGGTAACCCTTATGGTGCTGGCGGCGATAATGTTAAAGTTGATACTGCTTTAGATTGTATTACTGATAAGTCTTTTGAACAGTCAGTAGATAAGTTATTAGATAAAACTAAAAATTATAGATATGCTACTTTACCTGAACCTAATTTAAAAAATGCTTTAGTATCTTATGATGAGTTTTTAAAAGATATGAGAGATAACAATAATAATCATTTTAAACCAATTAAAAATGATAGTGCATCTAATCATTTACAATATGTAAAATACTGGAATTGGATTAAACAAGACTTTTTAAAATTCAAAAAAGACAGTTCAAAAACAGTAATGTATTTGGTTAAAGAATTTGAAATGAAAAAAGCAGCGACTGCTTATAAGAGAGCCACTACTGATAAAACAGGTGTGATTGATTCTCTTAAATTAAAAAACTATAAATTCAGTGATGATATTTTCAAAAGATTGACAGTATTACCTAATAGCAAAAATCACGGTATGATTATGTTATTAGATTGGTCAGGTTCAATGTGTGACATTATGAATAAAACGGTACACCAATTATGCAATCTAGTTTGGTTTTGCCAAAAAACTAATATACCTTTTGAAGTATATTTGTTTAAAGATGTACAAAACAAAAAAGAAGATACTAAAGAATATTTTAAATTAAAAAATGGTAACGTGATGGCTGAAAAATCTCAACTAGTAAATGTTGCTAGTCACAGAATGAAAAAAACAATATTACACGAATCATTATTACACCTTTATTCAATGGCCAATTATTTTAATAGAAATTACTCTTACTCTTATGATAATATTGCTGATAAAGGATACCCTATTCCAGTAGAACAAAATTATCATTTAACATCAACACCATTAAATGAAGCAATTATAATGTGTAATAAATTAATACCGTTATTTCAAGCAAAATATAAAGTAGAAAAACTATCATTTATCACTCTTACTGATGGCGAATCAAATAGTGAGATTTGTGCTTTTACTTATGATAATTCTAAAGCTTATAATAAATCTAATAATAGATATGACGCTCAGACAATTATTAAAGAGGGCAAAAAAACATATACTACGATAGCTGGTTACGATAGACATTATAATAATGGTAGAACGGCATTTACGGCTTCATTACTAAAAATATTACAATCAAAATACAATGTTACTACAATTGGTTTTTACTTAACTAAAAGAGTTAACAAAAATGGTTTTGGCCAGTTTGTAGAAGAATATACTTATAAAAATGGTAAAACACAATACAATTCAAATTTTGAAAAAATTAGAAAACAATTTTTAAAAGACAAAGTAATGGAAATACCTAAAGAAGGTTACAACTCTTACTATGTTGTTAATGCTAAAGATATGAATATTGAAAACGCCGATTTAAGTGCTGTTAATAGTGGTAATACTACTAGTGAGATTAAACGAATCTTTACTAAATCTATGAAAAATAGATTGTATTCCAGAGTATTATTAAACAAATTTATTGAACAAATCGTTTAAGCTTATGAATTTAAAGGGTTTTTTCTTTAAAAAATGACACAATGATGACACAATCATATGTTATTATGGACATATAAACAATAACAAAAGGACTATTATATTATGCTAAACAACAAACAACGTGAATATGTTAAGTACGCCTATGGCCTATTTAATAAAGAGGTGTTAACTAAACAGGAACTAATACAAGCAAATAAAAAATTTGGTTGTAAGTATGCTCCACAGTGGTTAATTAAAAATAAAGATTACAAAGTTGACAAAGCTACTTTCAAATTACCGCTTGATGGTGATATGAAAAAAACTGAAGCTGTTAAATCAACTAACGATAATGTTGAAATTAGAAAGGAAGCCGCTTATATAGTTTCTTCTCTTACAGGCGACATTGTTCCTAAAAAAGATGCTACGTTTGTACCATTCGGTAATTATCCTGATATTAAATCTATTATCAAATCTGGTAAATTTTATCCAGTGTTTGTTACAGGTTTATCTGGTAACGGTAAAACAATGTCTATATTACAAGCTTGTGCCGAAGCCAAAAAAGAATGTATTAGAGTTAACGTGACAATTGAAACCGACGAAGATGACTTACTAGGTGGTTATAGATTAAAAGATGGCCAAACTGTATGGCAGAACGGTCCAGTTATTGAAGCAATGGAAAGAGGCGCTCTTCTTTTATTAGATGAGATTGACTTAGCTTCAAATAAAATTATGTGTTTACAACCTATCTTAGAAGGCTCTGGTGTATTTGTTAAAAAGATTAACAAATTTGTAAAACCAAAAGATGGCTTTAACGTAGTGGCGACTGCCAATACTAAAGGTCAAGGTTCAGAAGATGGTAAGTTTATCGGTACCAATATTCTTAACGAAGCTTTCCTTGAAAGATTTCCAGTTACATTTGAACAAAGGTATCCTAATACTAAAACAGAAGAAAAAATATTAAACAATGTTTTAGAATCAACAGGTAAAAAAGATACCAACTATGTAAATAAACTTGTTACGTGGGCTGATGTCATCAGAAAAACCTATTTTGAAGGTGGTGTTGATGAGATTATTTCCACAAGAAGATTAGTACATATAGTACAAGCGTACTCAATCTTTAGTAATAAAGTAAAAGCAATTGAATTGTGTACAAATAGATTTGATGAAGATACCAAAACTTCATTTGTAGATTTATACACTAAAGTTGATGCCGGCGCTACTGCTGACCAGATCATAGAATCTCAAAGACAGTCAGAAGTTGCGGCTCAATCTCAAACGGATTCCAATGATGGTGAGGAGGAAGCAGTAGCTATTTAAATAGTTACTCTTTCAAAATCCATTATAATAGTCCTGAATGGCCAATAATGGCCATTCTTAACCCTTTAAGGAGGTATATTTAATTGGGACTCAAAGTAGAGGTTAAGAATAACAACGTTGAAAAAGCGATGCGTATTCTTAAAAAGAAAATGCTTAAAGATGGTGTTTTAAGGCTGTATAAAATGAAACAGACCTATGAAAAACCATCAGAAAAAAGAGTTAGAAAATCAAAAGAAATGCGAGCTAACTATTTAAAAAAGCAAAAAGAACTAAAAAATCTAAGAGGTTACTAGTTTTAACACTATACTTGAACTGTATATATATTATAGATTAGGCAATTCATAAGACCTAGTCGGTGTTAAAAAGATTGACCCTACTTAAAGGGTCAGCAAATCGGTGTTTGGTAGTTTACTCCGTGATAAATAAACTACCACTTGACAAAGTATAGTCTAATGACTATATAAATAATATTGAAAGTGCCAATAGTGGGCTTTCAATTTTAACTTGCTTAACAAAAGGAGAAAAAATGACAAACAGACAATTAAGCATATTCAATCAACTAAGACCTTTATCCATAGGTTTCAATAATGTATTTGACCACTTTGAGTCAATGCTAAATGACGACTTTGGATTAAGAGTCCCAACAGTAAATTATCCACCATACAATATTGTAGAAACATCTAAGAACAAATACGATATTGAAGTGGCTCTTGCTGGTTACAATAAAAAAGATATAGATGTAACCTTTGAAGATGGACAGTTAACTATCAAATCTAAAAAATCTGATAAAGAGGACGTTAAAGATAATACACTGTACAAAGGTATTGCTAAAAGATACTTTGAAAGATCGTTCACAATCGCTGATGATGTAGAAATCAAAGGCGCTGAATTAAAAGATGGTCTATTAAAGGTATCATTAGAGAAGATTATACCTGAAACAAAAAAACCAAGAACTATTGATATTAAGTAATTAATATCTTAAAGAGGGGAGAACTTTCTCCCCTCTAAGCCTTTTCCAAAATTTCTCTTAATAGTGGGCCAGTATTAATAAAATTTCTATAAACTCCGCCTGTGTACCTAGAATTTATAGAAAATAAAACTTCACCATCTATTAAATATTTTACCTGTTTGGTAATACCAGCTCCTCCACCTGTAGTAACTTCAGCATTTATTTTTTTACCTTTAAAACTGCCAGAAACGTTTTGTAAATTTTTTATAAAATAAGTTCTAAGACCACTACCAATATCTACAACTGTTAATGACTCAGCTTCACTAGGATTAAAAGCTATAAAAAATTCTATACCTTTTAATAGACGAGTTATACCCATATTTGAGGCTTTTTTTAATTGTGTATAAACAATATCATAAATTTTACCTTGTTTTTTTGGACTTTTTAATATTTTAGTGTTTTCTAAAAGTTCGCTAGCGTTATTATCTATTTCTGTTTTTTGAGATTGTGATAATGGTACTCCAAAATGTTCAGTTAATCTATAAAAAGTTTTTGAATCAATACCAGTAATTTGTCCTACTTGGTCTATATGATTAATTTTTACTGATAAGGTTAAATTTAATTTTGATTTTTTACCTGAACCCACAACACCAGTATAACCCTCATAATATTGAATTAATAAATCTGCTTTTGTTTCTCCTTGACCCAATATACTAAGAGATGTAATATCTATTCTATCTCTACGATTATTTGTAAAAAAATATTCAGCGTGAGTTTTGCAACTATTAGAATTTACGTATCGTATTGCATCATTAAAATAAGGTGATAATTCTGCAGGCACAGATGAAGAATGTATTTTATTTTCTAACCAACGAAAAGCACCATCATTTAAAGAATAATAAACATAAACATTGTCATTACCTATTTTTTTATTTTTATTAATACCTTCATAACCTAATGCTTTGTTTATAGCTTTTGATACAGTAGATTTTGCACCTAATAAAATACTTTCAACTTGTGAATTTGATTTACTTTTTATAAAATCTTTTAAAAATTTTACAACGTCCATAACGCTAACAGCACTATCTCTTTTTGTGGTAAACTTAGCTACAATTGCGGCTTGTAAAATAGTTTCAGCCAAATAACCAAAAGGTATTTTTTCGCCACTTTTCATTATATTACCTGCTGTAACCTCAAAACCTGCATTTTCTTTTAAATCTATTTTTGTTGACTTTAATCCATCTCTATAATCATTTAATGTTAACGTTTTTTTATTATGTAATAATTGTAATTTTTTTATAGCGGTAGCATTTATTGAGCTGGATGGTTTTAAATTGAATAATAAAGCTTGTCCACCAGAATAAGATTTGGTAACAGATATATCTTTACCTTTTTTTAATTCCGTGATAGCGTGATTTATATAGCCTTTAAAACTTGTTACGCTTTGTGTGTTATATATAGGGTTTGCCATTTAGTATATTTATAGCAATACATTTTTATTATATTGACTTTTTACATTATATATGATATATTAAATAATACAATATGAAAATTAATTATGTAGTTAAAGAAATTACAAGATTTGAAGCGACCGAATTTATACAAAAATTTCATTACTCTCCTGTAATGCCATCTATAACAAAACATTTTTTAGGATTTTTTGTTGATAATAACATCAAAGGTGTAATGACTTTAGGCTGGGGTACACAACCTAGACAAACAATAAACAAGTTATTTCCTGGATTAGAATCAAAAGACTATTACGAAATAGGTAAAATGTGTATGGATGAAGATATGCCTAAAAACTCCGAAAGTCAAATGATATCCTCATCTATTAAATGGTTAAAAAAGAATCATCCTACAGTGCTTTTTCTTTATACAATGGCTGATGGTATAATGGGCAAGTGCGGTTACGTTTATCAGGCTTCTAATTTTTTCTTTGGAGAAAAATACTGGACAGATGTTTATTTAATGGATAATGGCGAGAAATTACATCCAAGAAGTACTAAATCCTTATTGGTAGAAAACTCCATATTTTCTGGTAAGAAAAAATTATTCTGGTTTACTACTGATTATATGAAACATAAAGGTATCAAAAAGATAAAAGGTTATATGTTTAGATACATTTACCCCTTAAACGACAAGGCAAAAAAATTAATGAAAACAGGCTCATCATTAGATTGGTCTTTAAACTATCCTAAAGATTCTACTTTAGAGTGGTTAGATGCTACTGATTCTAAAAACAAAATTAAAATTAAACAACCAGCCTTTACTTTTGAAAAGGCAAAGTACAATACAAAAAATATAGATAAACATAATAAAAACAAACCTTTAGGTACACTTGATGATTTTATTTAATAGTATAGTTTATAACTTGGCCAGAAACGCTTGACTTTTCTGGCCACCTATGTTAAATTAGGAATTGCGGACATAGTATAAAAGTATTATTCTAGCTTCCAAGCTAGAGAAATTGGGGCAGTACCAGTTGTCCGCTCCAAACATTATGAAGTATAACGAAGATAAAATATTAAACGAAATCTTAACGTACATTAAAGGTACGTATGGCCAACATTACTCAACAGGTAAAGATGGCTTTCAGATACAAGATTTGTTTAAAACATTAAACATTGGAAAAGATTTTTGCCACGCCAACGCAATTAAGTATTTGTGTAGGTATGGTAAGAAAAACGGATATAACCGAGCCGACTTGCTTAAAGCAGTACACTATGTTATATTATTATTAAACTATGATAAGGAGAACGTGAAATGAACCTAAGTACAGACACACTGGCCATTTTAAAGAATTTTAGTGAGATCAATAACAATATTCTTTTTAAACCAGGTAGTAAATTAAATACAATATCTGCTATGAAAAACATTCTAGCAGAAGCAACAATCACAGAAAAATTTGATACAGAATTTGGTATCTATGATCTATCAGAATTTTTAAGAGCAGTAGAATTATTTGATAAGCCTGCTGTTAAAGTTAATGGTGCAAACTATGCTACAATTTCTGATGAAAAATCTAAACAAGTAATTAAATATTTCTTTGCTGATAAATCAGTATTAGTATC